AGGTTGGTTAGAAGTTCCTCTTGTTAATTCAGGTGCAAAAGTTGAGCCAATAGGCACAGCACCTCTATGTTGAGAACGAGGATAATTATGTTTAATCATTGCCATTTTATTTTCCTTTATTAATTGCTTTTTGTACTTGTTTAATAAGTTTATCTTTTTTTAATCGTCTATCGAGTTCAATGCCTAATTTCCTACCTTTAGCTTCTAATTGTAATTTTGTAAGTTTATTTAAATTTACTTCTTTAGGTGTTGGCGTAAACCAACCATTAAGCCATTCAAACATAGTTCCTCCTTATACCCATGGTTCTTTAGGTCCATAACCAAAATAACTTCTAGCATGACCTTCTTCTATTAACTGCTCACATATATTAACACCTTCAACTAATGGTATTCCTAATATTCTGCCAAACTTTCCTTTACCATCTTTTTCTGTTCTTACAGTAAAGGTCTTTGGCAAGAGTTCTTTAAGCCTAGCCTTCGCAGCCAAACCCAACTTTTTTTCTTCCAAGTTTCTTGTTCTGCTTTCAGGCGTGTTAATGCCATATAATCGCACTCGTTCTTTCTGCAACCACACTTTAAATCCCAAATCGATATCAACATCTATTGTATCACCATCAATAACCCTTCGTAATGTGCAACGATATTCGTACATTACTCACATAACCTTTCATATATTTCATTATGGATTAATAAGTCGTCAACAAGTTCGTCAGATATAACGTCTATATCTGCATCAGTAGGATTAATCGGACTGGATATTATACAATAGCCTTTATTTCCGCTTCCTATACTTCCGCAACTTGCTACGCTTAGCACTAGCAGTAGTAGCATTAATTTTTTTCTTAACTTCATCAGCTACCCTTATATCGTCTAATTGTTCTTTCATAACGTCAGCTTGGACTGCTTTCCGCATTAGCATAAATCCAAAAACTTTAGAAGCAAGTTTTGCGAGAGGACCTAACGCAGAAAGCCAACCCATTATTTATCGTCCTTGTTTGTATTCTTTCCAATATTACCAGCAACTAAGTTAAGTATGCGTAGTATAAAAGAAATTGCTTTGTCGTCTGTTTTCGTAGGTGTTAGGGCTGTGATTGCTGTTGCAGCTGTTACTAAAGCTGTTACAGCAGAAACCCAAGCAGGTGCTCCACTTACTAAATTTAATATTGCGTCCATGTTATTCTCCTATTCTGCACTAAATGTGCCCATTTGCGACCATAAACTACCAGGATCATCTGTACCATTTTGACTGCCTAATTGTGCCATTGCTTCATTCACATTAGTATATGGTCCTGACCCCCAGTTGTTTCCGTCCCATTCCGCATTATCCCATGCACTACCTTGTGCATTAGTATATGCCAACATCTTTTCTGAAAAAGTACCAGTTGTAAAGCCTGAATCTGCAAAAACTTTATCCCAGTCCTCATTATAAGTTCCAGTTGTTCCTGCTTCTGTTCGGCAACTTGCTTGTCGTAATGATTGTTGACTCATGGTGTAAACGTCCCCATACTTGAAAAATTATAATCATCTTGGTCTGTAGCAAATGCTTGTATTGCTAAATTAACATCAGTATATGCTGTACTTAATTCACCATTAATATACGCTAATAGTCTTTCATTAAATGTACCAGTACCAATAGACCTTTCATTAAATAACGCTATCCAATCTTCATTATGCAAAGCTGTAGTTGATGTAACAGCTCTTATTGCTATTTGTCTTGCTTCGCTATTAGTTGTCATTTTAAAGCTCCTACAGTTGCTTTATAATTATTGTTACTAACATTAGCATAGTTGCACCACTAAATGCAATAAAGATGGCTTCTAGGCGTTTTATACGCAGTATAGTTTCTTTCCACCTTTCAGCACATACAGCTTCGTGAGTGTCTAATTTAGCTTTAACTCTTTCTGCTGATACTCTTGCCATAACTATCTTCTATGTTGCTTTACGTCTTTATCGTCTGTCCAACGATTTACTCTAGCCACTACATCTACTGTGCCATCTTCTTTGTAAGTATCAGTATGTAATGCAATAAACGCTGTCATATCTGATGCTCCATCTATAGCTGTGCATATGTTGCTATGATCCGTTCTAATTGATGCCATGTATGTTGTTACTGCACTTGGTATAGCAGTATCAGCAGTAACTTTGCGTTGTATTAACCAGTCAAAATCTTTAAGCAATCCATCAGCTTGTGTAGTTGCTTTTTCTTTTGCTACACTTTTTAATCCATAATTTATTACTTGATTGCCGTCTGCATCTTTTACTTTATTACCATCTTCATCTACTGCATCTTCATCTTCTAGTTTTCTGTCTGATGCTTTTTCGCCAATAGTTCTAATTACACTATTCTTATCACCTGCTATAGCAAATGCTTCATCTTTTTCTATGTAATAAGCACTATCAAGAGATGTGCCACTTGTTGTTACTGGCAATATACCAATAGCTTTTCTTTCGGCATCTGTCCAAACACTAAATAATGCTCTAGGGTGTCGAACATCATCTATTATCATTTCTTTTGGATTAGATATTATTTCTTCTATTTTATTGCTTTTTACTAACGCCCACATTGTTTTTCTCCTATCTTGCTGTTGCGTATTTAAATGGGTTATGTGCCATTGCTAAGTAAACATAAGTGCCACTACTATTATTTATAGTTGCATTTGATGTTCTTAATTTAAATCCATTACTCAATATGTCTAAAGCCCTTGATGCTTGATTTTCTTCATCATTAGTAGTATCTGGATATAAGACTGCATTACCTGCTGAACTATTATTATAACCTATTCTTTTATTATCATATATAACCCAATTATCAACCGCTACTTCTCTAATCAGTATCATTGCAGGTCTAAATCCTGTATAGACATAAGTGCCATCATCATTTCCGTTTCCTTTATATGTTCCTGCATGTATATATCCTTGTATATTTGTAAAACAATAATAGACAAAAGTATCTGTTGAATACCAAGTATAATTATCTTTACAAGTAAATATAGAAGAATTAACAGTTCCCCAACGACCAGATAATTGATTATCAGTAGTATTTAATCGTATTCCATAACCACTTGATAAACCTTCTGCCCAATAAGTATCCCAATTAGAAGCACCACTTCTTTTTTTAGCTAGTATAACTGTAGGTGCTGCTGATAATCCATGAGATACCGTTTTATCTCCAGAACCTCCATCGCCTGTTGCTAAAACAATACTAAAACCACCACTAGGGTCTACTTGATGTGTTGATGTTAAATCTCCAGAACCAGAGCTTGTCGTTCCACCATTTGCACGCCAAGTCCAAGCTACCTGCAAACCACCATCATTTGTGTCATTAGTATATAAGTTACTACTTGCACCTAAAGTAAAACCATCAGCACCTACGGCAGATATATCTTGTCCACTTGTTTGGTCAGTTTCTGCGGCATTTGTATTAGAAAATATTCTTTTACCACCATTAGATGCTATGCCTCTTGATGAATCATATAATCTATGAGAATATGCACTACTTCTACTCTTAAACCATAACCAATCTGGTTGAAATCCTAAGCCAGTAATAGCACGACTAGTAGTACCATCACCTGTCCATATAGTAGCACCAAACAATTTCTGTGGATAATCGTCATCAGTTTGTGCAGGATCAATTTCTGCTACTACTGGTAAATTGCCAGAACATAATGCTTTACAAGAATTTGCTTCATCATAATAGAAATTACCATAGCCAGTAGCATCACTTTCACCTTGTGCTGTTTCTAATCCATTAAAAGTACCATTCTGACCAAAATTTAAATCCCAACCCAAATCACTACTTGTTGAACCTCCAGTTCCAACCCAAGGATACAAATCTGTAGTTGTATTTAAATTTGTAGCTGAACCAATTAAAGTGCCATCTATATAAAATTTAATAGTAGTATTTGCTCTATCTATTTCTACACCTACAATATCTCCTGCACTACCAGAGCCAGAATATTGGTCGTAACTATTATCACCTTTATATATTCTTCTATAATCTGTATTTGTAATTGCCCATGCAGTAGGTCTACCTCCTCTATCTGAAGTTAAATCTACAGTTGGCACATTAACACCTACTGATTGTTCTATTCCACCACTATGACCAGTTTTCATTCTTGCTTCAAAATAATATATATTAGTATCACTTGGTGGTATAGCAAAGGTACTCATACAACCTTGTTCATTAACAGAACCACCACCTGCTGAACCACCCCAAGCTAAATTACAATCATTAATTCTTGCTACTGTAATATCAGGATATATAGAATTTAACGTACAAAAATTACCACCATTAGAACTTCCAAAAGTAGGGCTATCTAACATTTGATCGTGTGTTGAAAGATTAGAGCTTGCCCAATCGTTTCCTTCTCCACTTGTATCATCTCCTAAAGCACTATTATCTTGAAACATTAATAAATGTCCTGCATTTCCCCAAGTAATACCACTACTTAAATCTTTAGGAATCCAAACTCCATTTTTTTCTTCTGAAAAAACAGTAGGAGCTAATGTGCTTCCGTCAACATACGCCCATTGTGCAAGGTAACTTTGAATAGGATAACCATAACCATAATAATCTCCTATTGTCCAAGCACCTGCTACAATACCTGCCATAGAAGAATATGAACTTCTATTATCTACATTGTAAGATGCTTCTGTGCCATTTACAAATATTTTTAATTTTTCACCAGCTGTTCCATTATCAAGGTCTGCTTGTATATGAATATTGTACCATGCCGAAGTATCACGAAATAAATTATTAGTAGATAAAATATATGCACCAGTATTTGTATTAGTTATAGCAAAAGCATCTCCTGCTCCATAAGAACCAGTAGCACCAAATTGAAATTCATGTAAAACAGAACCACTTGTACCACTTCTAGGAGTAAAAACATCTAAAGGTCTAGCACTTGAAACAGGATTGTTTCCTTCTATTGCTGCTCTTTTAATCCAAAAATTTAAAGTAAAATGCACATTAGAATCAACAGTACCAAATGTTTGTGTTAATCTAGCATTACTTGATGATGTACTACTTTGTGCTGACATTCTAACTGAATTTGGAATTTGATGCGTATAAAAATCTGCTGCACCTGCTGCTGTTGGTATAGCATTACTATTTTGTAATATACCCATTATGCAAATGCCACACTATTAGTTATATATGAGTTTGTTCCATCACTTAAATAACTTACCAAATAAGTACCTGCTGCAGATACTGTCGATGCTACTGTTGAAGAACCTTTTGTATTGCCATGCAAACTTACAGTATGACCACCACTATTAATTAATAATATGTACCCAGATTGCCCATCTGCAAAATTAGTAAATGTTAAAGCAAAATTACCAGACGGAGTACATTTAAAATTATTATTTGCGTTCATATCGAATGATCCGTCATTATCTGTCGTCAAAGCATTTCTATTTACACCAGTAAATGCGTTAGTCGTGGCTAATTGTGGTACTGTAGCATCTATTGAAACTGTTACTGTATCTGTAGAACCAGCTACTGTATCTATACCTGTGCCACCAGCTATATCTACTGTATCACTATCTGATATTGTTTGATTAGAACCACTATCACCAGATAATGTCCAAGAACTCATAGAACCTGCTGATGTACCTAATTGTGATAACATCTGAAAAGATGTGCCATCA